ACGGCCGCCTCGTCGTGCCAGACGGGCGGATACGGCTCGCCCGTCGCGGGGTCGCACAGATCATGCGCGACCACCATGCGGGCGATGCCCGCCCGCAGGCTCGGGAATCCATCGGCCACGCGCTCGGCGTTCCCGCTCGCCAAGCCAGTCCCCGCCTCCATGAGTGAAATCGGCGCCTCGAACGGCGCGAGCCACACTGACTGCCCCTCCCACGGATGCCCGCCGCGCGACTCGCAATCGTCGCACGAGTATCGCTCCGCCTCCCATGGCACGGCGTCAAGTGCCGCGCGCACCACCTCGGGCAGTTCCTCTGTAGACATGTTCCCTCCTCAGGGTATGGGGGAGGGGGCGGTGCAAGCGCCCCCTCCCTCCGGGCCGATGCTAGGACGTCGAGCGCGCGAGCGCCCCGTCGCCCTGATAGGCGGCCGTATACTGCACCGCGCTGGCCTGGTCGAACGCCAGCGAGTACGACGTGACGAACGCGCTCCCGTTATAGTTCGGGTTGCCCGTCCCCACGGCCGCCGAGGACGGCTTGATCGCATATGCGGCCGCACTGCCAGTCGTGACGCCGGTGAACAACGTCGAGTCCGCGCCGGCCGCAGCGAAGTCGCCCGGGCCACCCGAGCTCGCCGTCCAACCGTACTTCCCCGGCAGGAACTCCTTCTGGGCGTCGCAGCTCGTCGTGACCTCGGACGAGTCGCGCGCAATGTCAAGCCCCGCCGTAGCAGAGCAGATAGTAACGCTGTTCCAGCTTTCCACGTACCTCTGACCGTGGAGAGGCGTTGCCATAGTACCCTCCCTAGGTGGTGGCCGCGAGGCCAAGCGTCATGATAACTGACGCCGAGCCCGTGCCGGTAACGGCGCTACACGTGAGGCGCTTCCACGCCTCCGTTGCGCCGGTGATGGTAAACTTTGCCCAACCGAGGCCCGTGAACGTCACCTCGTCCGTACCCGCCGACGCGCTCCCCGCTACCGTGATGGTGAGGCCGGTGATCTGCGCATAGGCGTCGGGCGAACCGTCATTCGCACTTTCCTGAATGCGGAACGTGATATTGGTGAAGCCGCTAAACGCGGTGCACCGCAGATACGCGACCATCGTTTCCGTGGTCGTCGCGCCGTGGTTGACGCCCGTATCTGACGCCGCCCCAGTAAACGCCTTCTCGCCCGTGGTACCGACCTTGCCGCGGAACACGGCGCCGTCGCCCTGCCACGTGTCATTCAGCATGACTATGTTGGCCTGGTCGAACGGCCGACCCTGGCCCGTCGATTGCACCTCACCGTCATACGCAATGCTCGTGATGGTGTTACCCTGAGGACAGATGCAATAGATGTGCTGGTCGGTATCGCTCATGGCGAACTCCACCTCGTCCCAGCCATCATCCGCGACGTCCATCCACCCGTTCGTTGCGGCGGTCCAACCGAACTTTCCCGGCTCGAACTCCTTGGCGTCGCCCTCGATCGTCGGCACTTCTGACGTGTCACGCGCGAAGTCGGCATTGTAGCTGCCGACGAACTGCGTGAACCGCGTCCAGTCGAGGTACGCCCTGCTCGCCTTGCTATGCCCTGGCGTCGCCACTGGGCACCTCCGGCTTCACCAACTCGCGCTGCCCCGCCGGGGCGGCCTTAGCCGCATCACCCGCCGCCGCCGGTCCTGCCGACCCCACCGGCTTTGCCGGCTCTTTTGGGGGCGCGGACACCTGCCGCGTCGGCACGAGCTCGGCGTTGCCCGCCCGTAGCCACATATCCGGCACGTAGCCGGCCCGCTCCAGCGCCTCGGTGAAGGTGAACTCCTCACCGGGCGCCACGTCCCCGCCCGGCAGGCGCAGCAGCGTGGCCGCCCGCCAGCGTGTCCCTATCCAAGAATGGCCCATGCTTGCGCCTCCGTTAGGACGTGCTATAGCACGTCACGATCAGCGATGCCACCAGCCAGTTGTCCGTTCCATTCAGCTCGCCAAACTGGTAGCCGTCGAAGCTGTCACACGCCACGTCACTGGTGTTCGTCGTCAGATCGTCCGCGATTGTCCGATCCTCTAACACGTTCTCTAGTGACAGCGTGTTGCTCCCCTTCGGGCTCAAGTACGCGTCTAGCACGTCCTGAGCGCGGTCGAGCCCCATATCGGTTGATACCCATACCTCCAACCGCATGGGATATGCGACGTTACATCCGGTGTTCATCCACGCCCACTTCAGCGGATAGATGATGATGACTCTCGGCGCGCGTACCGTCTCTCGCGCGGTGGCGAACACGGCAACGGTAGCGTCGAGATTGTCGGCGAGCCGGTCCCGCACAGCCGTTCGCATGGTGGCAAGGTCGGCGATCGTCACCGGTTCCACCCCGCTTCCAGCTCCTTGGCCGCCAACCGGGCGATCTTGTCCGGCACGTCACGACGGCGGAGCTGGTCCACCACGCCGGGCGCAAACCACCCCTTCGTCGGGTTGCCCTTGCGTGGCGTCCCGGTATATCGCGGATCGGCCGCGCGGCGCTTCGTGTAGGATCGCCATTCCCACGTCCCCGAGTGCCGGCCGAACAGCTTCCCGCTCCCAGTGCTCCGGCGACCGGGGTACGTTCGCTTCCCCGCCGGCACGGTTTCTGTGCCGCCTGTCGGGCGGTTGAGGTAGGACCCGTATTCGAGTGGCCCGGGCCCGGTCGACGCCTTGCCCTTCTCGCGCGGTCGCCATATCGCCACGATATTGATGCCGCCGCCCTTGTAGGTGACGTCGCCGTGCTGGAGCATCATGCTGCTCTTGAGGTGCCCGCGGTCCACCGGCGCAAGGTCGACCGCCTCGTTCGCGGCCTCCTGGCCCATGCGCGCGTAGGCGCGCGTCAGGACCTCGCCGAACAGGCGGTCCACGTCCACGGTTCGCGTGACTCGCGCGCTGGCGCTCACGACGTCACCCGCACGCGCCGGAACGGCGACAGCAACGCAATGGCACGCGGATGCTGTATCACGCTCTGCCCGGCGGCGCCCTGCTCTCCGCCACCCACAAGGCCGCCGATGCCTTTCCCCTGCTGCCACAGGCCGGCCGCCTCTATAATGGTCGCTTCCTTGACCTCGGGCGGCACGGTCGGGAATCCCCACGTGCCCGTGATCTTGCAGCCCTTGGCCACGCCGGCCGGGAAGGCATAGATACCGCGTGGCGCCACGGCGATCGACGTATACGGGCGCGAGAGCTCGGCCGCGTTGAACGGCTCTAGATTGTAGTCGGTCGCGCCCCACGTGTGCTCATAGGTCCCGTCGCCGTCCTCGTCCGTGCCAATGCTAACCAGCGTTGTCAGGTCGTCAATCACCAGCCGCGTTGTGCGCAACGCGGTTAGGTAGCGCGCCGTGCTCGCCGCTGAGGCGTAGAATTGACGGCGGCAATGATGGTCCACGCACCGGCTCACCGTGTCGAGGATCGCCCCGATGGTCAGCTCTTCGTCCGCCGTCAGCGTCTCGCCACGGAGGGCGCGGCGCACGAACTCGGCGGGCGTAGCGTAGCGCGTCGAGGTGGACACGGACTAGCCGGCCTTCCTCGGGCGGCCCGGCCCGCGGCGGGGATTCGCTGGCCCGGTTCGTGCCGCGCGAGAACCTCGTGTTCTACGTCGAGTTCGACGGCCTGAAGCGCCACGAGGCCGCGTGGAGGAAGACGGCCGCCCACCGGATGCTCGGCGAGACCGGCCTGGGGAAGATGTTGTCGGAGATGATCGCCCAGGCGGCCGACCGGGCGCTCCGCGACGAGCCCGCGCTGCTCGACCTGGAACCGAACGGCGGACTGGAAACGCTCCAACGCGATCTCCACGGCGTTCGCCTGCAGCCAGAGCTCCCCGATCCGCTCGGGCGTCATCTCGAGGGTGCGAGCGCCGAGGGCAACGAGGACCTGAACCGTCCCGACGTGCGCGGGGCAGGAGGGCAGAGCCTCGCAGTAGCGGC